CCCTCCTTCTCGAGGATCGCCGCCGTCGCGTCCGCGTGCGTCATGCCTGCATAGCTCACGATGCCCTCCGGTATCCGACGAACCGACCTTGCTTCACGCCGGGCGTCTGCAGTCTCAGCTTCTTGGCCTGCTCGAGAAGATACATGAGACCGGCCTCATCGAACACCGAATCGCCGAGCCAGTTGGCGAAGCCGCCCCACAGCCTCACCTCGCGTTCCTTGTCGCTCGTCCACTTCCGATCCTCGTACCACCGGAAGTCGTCCTCGTCCGCCGCCGGATTCGAGTAGATCCCGCCCCGAGTCCAGACCCACATCGTCGGGTGGTTGTTGACCGAGTGCGCGTCTTGGCCGGGCACGAGCGGGAACACGTAGCCCCCGTCTCGCTTCCGCGTCGGATGGGCATCCTCTCGCCAGAGCTCGAGACCCTGCTCGAGGTGATGGTCGAGCCACGGGCGGTAAATCTCCGCCTCCGCCCACACGCCCGAGCTCGTCGCCGTCGCCGCCACACAGAACCGTGTTTTCTTGCGGACGCGGCGCCTCATCATCATCTCGCGCCACACGTCTTGTCGGGGGAGCTCGTCGAACACCACCAGATCGGGGTTGATCCCCTCCCACTTCTTCCAGTCGCCGGACCGCGCCGCCACGCCCAGGTGCAGCTTGCTCCCGTCCTCCCACGTGTAGACGCCGCCGGCCTCGCCGGACGTGTACTCCGCCTCGTCCCCGAAGGTCTCTACCTCGAGCTGATCGCGAAGCAGGGCGAACTGCTTGCGGTTGCGCGCGAGCCACACCGCTTGAATCGGCCACTCGGGCGTGTTCTGCCACCGGCACGAGTGAGAACACCACGCGTGTACCTCCTCGGCGATGCAGCGCGTCTTTCCGAAGCCGTTGCCGGGAAAGAGACACCGGATCGTGTGCTCGCTCTCGTGAAACTGGAGCTGGCCGAGTCGGTGCGGGCGATAGGTCTCGCTCGGCCTCGCGAGACCCCGCTGGCGCCAGTATTCGACGACGAGTATCGCCTCCTGCAGCCGTCGGAGGTCGAGCTCAGTCTCCGGCGTCATCGCCACCATCGACGAGCTCCCGAATCGCCGGCGTGATGAGCTCATCGAGCCCGAGCTCCTGCGCCTTCTCGACCATCTGCTCGGCCGTCATCTCGCCGACCAGCAGACCGCCCGTGTGCTTGATGTTCTCCGTCGCCGAGCCCTGCAGCAGGTTCGTCTTGGTCGTCGCCGAGTCCGCCACCATGCGGAGCGCGGTGAGCCGGCGGGGGGAGAGCTTGAGCATCGCCTCGTGGGCCGCGTCGATCTTCTTGCGGCCCTTCGCGGCGCCAAGGTCGCGAAGCTGGGTGAACGCCGACGACGCGTCGTCGATCGCCCGCTCGAGCTCGTCGAGGCTCTTGTCCTCGATCCGGCGCCACCGGGCGGCGCGCTCCTCGGCGCGGGCCTGCTTGATCCCCTGCAGGCGGAGCGGATCCTCGCCGAGCACTCGCTGGACCGTGCGGAGCGAGACGCCCAGGTCGCGAGCCGTGCCCCGCAGGAGCCCGGTCTCCTCATAGCGCAGCCAGATCGCCGCTTTCTCCTCGTCGGTAAGCGGCTGGTTGGCGTACTCGACTACGTCCTTGCGCTTCATGCCGCGGCCTCCACCGAGCACGCCCGCGCCAGCTCGACAAGCCACCTCGCGAATCGCGGCGGCGTGATGTCTCGCTCCTGCTTGCCCATCGACTTGATCGGCCGCGTCGCCGTCGCTCTCGACCGAGCGGGGAGCTCCACACGGTCGACGCCTACCACGTAAAGCCAGGTTGGCTTTACGGCCTCGTGGCCCCACCAGCATTGTTCGACGGCGAGCGTGTGCCCGCCGAGATGATCGAAGTACCCCGGGCGGGGAAGCATCATCCGATGCCAGAGCCCGCTGTCCTTCGGGTGCTCGAGCACGCCGCCCCATCGCCTCACCGCGCGGACCGCGTGCTCGCCGCAACCGCCGTCGCCGGTGTCCCGGTCTCGAGCTCGCCACCAGAACCGGCCCCACGTCTTGCACGGCGGGTGCGCCACCACGGGATGCGGCCCGTCGTAGAGCCGGGCGTCACGCTCGACGTCCCAGCAATCGACGCCGGCGATCGACTGATACACCGTGTCGGAACGGACGTAGAGCGCTGCAACGTGCTTCATCACCACCACCGTATCGGCATGAGGGACCGCTCATCCGCTGAGACCGCCCCCACTGTACGCCAGTGACGCCGGCGGACGCCAAAACGAACACGGCCCCGGGCGGTAAGAGGGGACGCCCGGGGCCGGTCGTGGAGGAGAGGGAGAGTCTGTCTAAGCGCCGCTCAATGCTCCGTCCGCAGATACAGGACGTCGACGTCGCGGCCATCGAGCACGCTGGGCGCCTGCCAGATTTCGACGCTCGCGAGCCCGATGTCGGTGTACTCGATGTCCTGCGAGCCGATCAGGTCGACGGGCTCGCCTTTGCTGTCAAAGTCGCGAGCGCAGACCAAGCGAGCGGGCGACGACGCCTCGTCCGGCCTCTCTCGCGTGAGGCGCCAGAACACGAGCCCCTCGGCGTTGCGGCGGATCGTGTGGCGGTGCGAGGCGATCGCGTCAAGCAGCCAGTACGCCCCGCGGCCCTCCGCCGCCATCTGCAGGAGGTACTGCACGCCGTCGGTGTAGACGATGTTCCCGTGGAGGGGACCGCCCCGGAAATACTGGCTGGTCCCGGTGAACCGCTGCAGCCGGTCCGCGAGCTTGTCGCGGTAGCCCCGCCAGTCGCTCGCCGTGATGATGTCGCGTGATTCGATGGTGCTCATGGATCGCTCCTCAAAGGGTGGTGATGCTTTCGAGAAACCCGCCCGGGCCTGTCATCTCCCGGGCGAGCGAGTCGCGGACCCGATCCGCGTTGTGGTGAGGTGAGCCTCTCGGCTCGACCCATGAAGTACCCCAACGCTACAACCTCCGGTCTCACGTTCCAAGCAAAACCATGAAAACCCCGTCAGATCGCGTTATCGGGCGCGGTAGGCTCAGGCGAAGGAGACCCGCCCCATGACCGAAGCAGCCGAGCCCAAGCCCATCGCGATCACGAACCTCCTCACCGGCGCCAACGCGGAGGAGTGGCGCGACGACGCGAGCGAGATCGAGCTCGTGTACTACCTCATCCGCAAATACCGTGAAGTTCTCGCCGCCGGCTATGGCGAGTGGTGCCTCTTTGAGCCGGGGCTCCACAACATCCGCCACGCGTCCGGCTGGAATCGACCGATCGAGCAGGCGGCGAGCCTCACGCCGAACCAGTGGTTCGCGCTCGAGACGGTGTGGCGTCTGGTGGGCGAGACGGTGCGGAAGTCCGCCTACATCGGCACGCTCGCCGTCGAAAACGGCCAGGTCGTCGACGTCGTCCCGGGTCTGCGCGAGCCCTACCTCTCGGAGCTGGCGCGGTGGGAATCGCTCGGCGCCGACCGCGTGTACTTCGACGCGACCTCTTGGAACGCGGAGCAGCGCCCCGGATGGGTGGGCGGCGGCGCCCGGCGCGACGGGATCCTCGAGCTCAACGAGTGGTGCCAGAAGATGGGCTACCGCGTCCGATGCGGCATGGAGCCGATCCCCCGTGACGGCGATCGCCTGCGGACGGACCTCGGCTTTGGCCTCTGCACCGGGCGGTGGGCGGTCCACAAGTTTCGCACGCGTGAGATCGACTACTCGACGCTCGAGCACCCCGACAACCTGCACATCGTGATCTTCAACCTGCACCGTGACGGGGCGGACCCGGAGCGGCTCGCGAAGATCGCGGCGTTCGGCCCGACCTTCGGCGTCGGACACACCACCGCCAGGCACGCGAATCTGCTGGCGCTCGTGGGCAAGCTCAACGCCATCGCGGCGAAGGCGCGGATGCTCAGTCAGCTCCCGCTTCGGCGCTGGCCGACCACCGAGCGCATGCTGGATCAGATTTCCGCACGTCCGAGCCCCCTCCGCTCGACCAATGCGCCCGCATGAGCCCGCACTTGAAGTATCGCCGGCCCGTCTGCGATTCCGTTCGGGCGAGATGCCCGCACGAGCCGCAGGTCTCGCCAGCGGGCCCCGTGCAGGGGTCCGCGGCGTGACCTTGCCGCTTGTAGAAGCGGGGAAGCGGGAACAGGCTGTCAGATGAGCCCGTCACGTCTCCACCCCCGAATCTCGGCGGCGACGGCGCGGCGGATGCGGTCGCGCTGCCGCTCGATCCGCTCCCTCGGGTAGCGAGAGCTCAAGCCCGAGCCCACGCGGCGACCACCGATGGTGACGAACCACGTGACTCCGCCGCCGTGCCGAAACTCCGTGATCGACACCATCCGCCGCGCCAGCTCCGTCGCAGGCGTCGGCTTCACTGGAGAGCTTCCATCGCCTGCTGAACCTGCTTCACGATCCCATCGCTCCCGCCGGCGTCTGGGTGCGCGAACTTCATCGCCTGCCGGTACACCGCCCGCCGGGTTTCGGCGCTTGCGATGACGCCGTTGATCGAGAGAGGCCCGCGGTCCATCCGCGCGAGCTCGAGCAGACGATCCGCCGCGTCTCGCTTGCTCGAGGGCCCCGCGGCCCCGTTGCCCCCGGGCAACGCCTTGAAGCCCTCGTACTGAGCCCCTCCGGTCTCGACGGTGTCGTTCACGAGCCGGAGACGTTGCAGGGCGAGCCCGATCGCGCGGATGTTCCCTTGCCAATCGTCGAACTTGTTGCCGACGAACTCGTGGCGCTGCTTCGTCTCGCGCGAGTAAAAGGTGAGCATGACGCCCGGCGTCCGCGGCTTGGCGCCGCTTCGCGGGTGTCCGTCGAGGCGGATGTCCCGCTCGCCCAAGTCGACGTGCAGCGTGACTTCCTCGGCCTTCATGTGCTCGAGCTCGCGCTCCAACTCTTGAAGCGACTGGTTGTACCCGATGCGGTATCGGTTTCGGAGATACCCGCCCTTGGGCCGGGCGATCGGTCGCTCGAGCTGGTGATGGATCATTTGCATGGTGATGCTCCTACATGCTGAGGGCGTGAACGTCCTTGGCGTTCTCGCCGTGGACGTCGGTGATCGTCAGCGTCCACGGGTCGCCGGGCTTCTCGAGGACGCGGGCCTCGATCGAGTCCGGCGGGAGGTGGCGAGCCGGGTAGAACCAACCGTTCCAGCGGATGACGCGGTAGCGGCGGTGGATCGTGACAAGCCGCCCCTTCGGCGGTTCCCATAGCTTGCCTTGTTCATTCCTGAGACCCATCGCCCGGATTATCGGGTCGATCCCTCGAGCGGTCCATCACGCGGTACGCGCCGTCGTAATCGTTCTCGAGGTGGGCCTGCTGCATCCGCTGGAGCGCCGACTCGGCGATCCGAGCGATGCCGTCGGCCTTGAGCATCACGCCCCGGCGGTGGTACTCGCGGATCTTCCGCTCGACCATCACGCCCGCCTCGAAGCTCATCGCGGCCTGAACCACGGCGATAAGGCCGGCGACGTTGTGCTCCGCCTCATCTGCGTCATGCTCGATGCCGTCGAAACAGATCGTGGCGCACGCCTCCGCGTGCTGATCGGTGGGGACCGCGGCCATGATCGAGAAGCCCGCGGGGAGCCTGCCCTCGAGCTGCTCGGCCATCTCGCGGAACCATCGCTGGAACGTGTCCTGAATCTGCTCCGGCGTCATGTGCTCGCTCATGGCGTCCACACCTTCCGCTCGGGCTCGGGCGGCTCCTCGCCGCCGCCGAGCATGATGTCGAGCTCGGCGAACCGCCCCCATATCGCTCCGTTGAGCTCCCGAAACTCACGGCGGGCGTGATGCGCGACGTCCCGGGCGAAGCGGTCGTAGGAGAGGAGCACGCCCGCGAGCGTGATCGTCGCCAGCCGGTAGTTGTCCTTGACGGTGAGCGCCGTTCGGAGCCGCGACTCCATCGCCATCACCGGAACGGTCAGACCATCCGATCGCACGCGGGGGACGACGCAGAGCGCCACGGCGTGCTCGCCGGCGACGTCGACCGACTCGCCGAGAAGCTCCTTGACGCGCGCGGGCATCTCAAGGGTCCGGTTCTCGAGCTCGTGATCGTCACCGGGCATCGTCGGCCCCCTCTCCGGGGCGATCGACCGCGCCCATCGACTGCAGGAGCTCCACCGTCGCCTGTGAATGCGCTCGCGCCTGCACCTCGTTCGCGAGCTTCACGGCGTCCTCGCCGAGGAGCTTTCCGAGCTCCATGGTCGACACCGAGACCTGCAGAAAGAGCTGGGCGAGCCCGGCCACGAGCGTCTCGCGATCGTTCTGCGGCGCCCCGAGCGCGATCGTCGGCTCGAACTGGAAACCCCCGCAATCCTTCCCGCACGGGCACGGCTGGAGGCCGACGACGATCGCGACCGAGCCCGTCGGGTACTGCTCGCGGAGCATCCGGTTGAGCTCGTCGCCGAAGATGTGGTGGCTGTTCACGATCCACCCCCGCGAACGTCCGGGGCTTCCACCCTCACGGCGCCGATGCGGGCAAGCCGGTTGGCCTCCTCCTCGAGAAACTCGTTCAGTTTGAGCGGGTCCACGCCGTGGCGCGTCGCGTGCTCGCGGACGAGATTGTTGTAGACGATGCCGAGCTGCGCCAGCATCGACGCGCCGGCGGTGAAGCTCTCTTTGCTTATCCGGTCCCCGCCCGGGGTCATTCCGACCGAGGCGATCATCCGCTCACCGCAGCAGTCGTCCTTGCCGCAGTCGCATTCGACAAGCCCGATGACGATGTTGATGTGCCGGTCGTAGTAGTTTTCCGCGAGCTCGCTGAGCTCGCCGGAGAGCACGCTGGCTCGCTGGTCATGGTCCATGGTCGCTCCTTTCGTGGCGATGCGGTCTCACGATAGCAGATCGAGCGCATGAAAAAACCCCGGGGTCACGCGCCCCGGGGCCTGATGATGAGGGCCACCACGAAAAGAGCCGGTGGTCCTCGCTTTGAGGTCCGATTATGGGCCCGTCGGCGTCGGGACCGGGAGCGGGATGCTGATCGGGTTGCTGTTCACCTGAGAGATGTAGATGCACCAGTCGGCCGCGAGGTGCGCGAGCGCCCTCGCCGAGCGCACGTCGGCGTAGTCCGGATTGTCGATGTCGAGAAGGTTGATGATGCGGCTCGCGACGTAGTGGAGCTGGTCCGGGTGGAAGATGTAGATGTTGATCGCGGGGTCGTTCTTGCCCGCCGGCGTCGGGCCGTTGATCGCGACGTGCGCGAGCGTCCCGGCGATCGACTGGACGTCGGCGCGGAGAGCCTGCTCGAGCGGGTCGGCGGGGAGCGACTCGAAGGGGAGCTCGGCGTTGAGACGCCCGGCGATCTCGAGGAGCTGGCTCGGCGAGAACCACGCGTAGCGGTTGGCGGTGGGCGACTGCTGGCTCGAGGCCGGGCCCTCCTGACTGATCGTCCCCGTGGGCTGGGCGGGCCGGGTGTCGTGAGACTCCTGATTCATAGTGGGTTCCTTTCTCTCTCCGTTGGGTCCAAGAAACTCCCCGCACTCGCGGAAAGCGGCGTTGATGTTGATGTGAGCGACCATGGGCCTCCCGCGGACGGCGCCGATCGCGGCGACAAGCCCCATGTGGGTCGGCATCGACTCGACGTCGACGCCGCGGTAGCTGAGGAGCTCGAGCTCGTCGCCGGGGTCGAGCTCCCATCGCTCGATCTCGGCGACGTGGCGGGCGTAGGCGAGGCGGGCGGCTGGCGCCATGAGGATCGAGTCGATGCGGTCGAAGCTCGCGAACAACCCGTCGAGAAACGCGACGATCTGCGCCGGCTCAATCATCGACGCCAGACGTCCGCTCGCGGGTGTGACGGTCGCGCTCATCGTCGACTCCAAACGGATTCGGGATCCTGCTGGCGCTGGGGCTCGGCGCCCCCTGCTTCTCGAGGTACTCGAGGATCGGCTCCAGCCAGTCCTCGACGTGAAGATACCTTCGCGCCAGCGTCGCGCCGCGAGCGCGCACGCGAACATCCGTTTTGACCGGGTACTCCTCGAAATACGACTCGGGGATGCTCCGCTTGCCCGCCTCGCGGAAATCGTGCCACGCCATCTCGATCCGGTCGGGAAGCAGGACGAGCCGACGCCCGCCGTTGTTCCAGACGACGGCCGAGACGCCCCCGAAGTCGCGGGTGTGGGCGAGAAGGGCCTCGAGCTGGTGCTGCTGGAGCCCGCCGCCTCGCTTCTTGAGGTGGTCGCCCGCGATCGGGAGCCGGCTCTTGCGCGAGCTCGTGCTCTTGGCCTCCATCGCGAGCGCGAGCCCGAAGAAGCGCGAGCGGTCGCCGGCGGGGCCCGCGTGAGGGCCGAGCACGCCGTAGAAGTCATAGCCCGCGCGCTTCGCGAGAATCCGCGCGGCGCCGCCGGCCTTCTGTTGGCCCGTGTGGTTGAGCCACCCCTTTGGCATCGGCGACGTGTCCACCGGGCGCTGCTCGAGGTGCGCGAGCCCGAGCGCCGCGTACACCTCGTGAGCCTCGGCGAGCGCCCGCTCGTACTTCGCTCCCGTCTTGGCGGCGCTCGCGCCGCGCTGGCTACGCGACACGTCCTCGCGGATGTCGAGGAGCTCGTCGTCGCTCATGCGGGCGCGTGAGGCGCGACGGCGTCCGGGTCTCGCTCGTGCCATGTGTGATGCTCCAAAGCCCGCGGGAGGACTCGAACCTCCAACCTTCCCCTTACGGCCGCCTCCCGCGGGGGGAGGCGGCGATGGGGCGCTCCGCCGATTGAGCTACGCGGGCGGGTCGCCGGATTGATCGCTCCGGCGGGGCGGGTTTTAGAGCTTGCCGCCGTAATCCTCGGACGTTTCGTTCCGGGCGATCGCGGCGTTCGCCCAGAACATCGCCTCCTCGAGCTTTGTGTGGGCAAGGCTCAGCTCGCGGCTCATCGGGCACCGCCGGCTGAGCTCGCCGGCGAGCGCTCCGAACGCATCGCGGTTCGCCTCGTATTTCCGCGCCTGTTGAGGATGAACCGGCGGATGGTGCTGGAAGTTGTTGATGCGGGCGCCGACCTGCGCCGCGGTCTCGTCGTACAGCTTCATGCCCATGGCGTGATGCTCCTTTCGGTCTCGGCTTCTACTTGCGGCGCATGAGCGGGTCAAGCGGTCGCCGCGGCCTTCTTCTTCCGCGAGCCCTTCTTCTTCGGCGCCTTCTTGCGCGCCGCGGCTCGCTCCTTGCCGTCGTCGATGATGCTCGCGATGTCGCCGTTGCCGTAGAACATGCGCTCGCAGGCCGTGCGGCCCATCTTGTGCGCCAGCGCGTGCAGGTCGTCGGCGATCGCGGCGTCGGGCGCGGCGGCGTACATGCGGCCCATCCACTCGACCAGATCCTCCATCATGCCCTCGTCCTCGTTGAACACGCTCTCGAGCGTGGCCTCGCCGTGGATGCACTCCGAGAGCGTGCCGCGGTCGGTCGAGCGGAGCTTCTGCGTGAGGTCGTAGAACGTGTGGATGTCTCGCGACTTGAGGTTCGAGTAAAGAGTCTCGACGTCCTCAGCCGGCCACTCGTTGTCGATCTCCTCGAAGATCGTTGGCCAGGTCGCGTTCCGCCAGAGAGCGCTGCGCTTCGCGCGCCCGCGCGCGAACGCCGCGGCGGACACCGGGAGCCCCTCGGTGTTGCCGCCCTCGGGGTCGATGTCCTCCTCCTCGTCTGGCGTGAGCCTGAGCGGCGCCGGACCGCCCTCGGCCTCCTCCTCGGCTTCGACCTCCGCCACGGTCTCCTTGACGGCGTTCTCGAACAGATCCGAGCCGTCGATCGCGTCGTCGAGGAGCTCGGCGAGCTCGCCGGTCGTCGTCTTGAGGGCGTCGCGGGCGTCGTCGACCTTGGCCGCGGCCTTGTCGTACTCACTCTCCGCCTTCTTCATCCGGACGCGGGCTTTCGTGATCGCCTTGGCCGTCTCGATCGGCCACGCCTCCTTGCTGCCGTGCTCGGTCTCCGCCTCGTCGAGCTCCGCCGCCAGCTCCGCTTCCGCCGCCTTCCACGTCTCGAGCTTGTCCTTGCGGTCCTCCACCAGATCCTTGAGCTTCGCCTCCCGCTCCTTCTGCGTCACCCGAAGGGCGGCGATCCGTTCGCACGTCGTCAGCGACCACGCGTTGTCGAGCTTCTGCTTGGGCACGGTGTACCTCCATCGCCGCTTCGAGCGCGGCGGAATACGCGGCTTCGCCCTCCGGCCGTCGGAGTCGCCAACCGCTCGGGTCGTTCGGGGCGGTCTCAACATACCCATAATCAGCGAGCAGCTCGACCGCCTCGCGCCATTCGGCTCCCGCGGACAGGCGGAGCTCCTCATCCTTGATCGCCAGCGACGGCACGCACCGGCCGAGCAACAGCAGCGTGTCCCGCGTCGGCGCGTGCTTGAGGATCCACCGATCCGCGCGCTTCATCCCAAGAGCCACCGGAGCAGGGCTTCGCCGAACTCGAGCCCCGCGCACCCGACGAAACCGAGAAACCAGCCGATCATGTACCCGGAGATGAACGTCGGCTGATACACCACCATCTGCTGCACGCCCCCCCGCTTACTCCTGAGCATCGCGAGCCCCTGTCCAGTTGGAGACCAGACGCGCCATGTCCGCGGCGTCGACGTCGCCGTCAAAGTCCAGGTCTCCCGGGATCCACGGCTCGAGCAGCGGCGCCGGGACGCGATACGCCCGGACGTCGGACGCGTACACGCTCAGGTGCCGGATCGTCGGCGTCGCCGGCTGCGGCGGGAGCGGATCGGTCGCCGAGGTCTCGCCCTCGAACCCGTCGCCCGGGATCAGAGACGGGATCTCCCACACGCCCAGCGTCATCTCCAGCGTGAACACGAACGCCGGGTGCCCGTTCCCGACGTCGGCGTCCATGCCGCGAACAGTGACGGCCAGCTCGTCGATGCCCTCGAGCGGGTCCGGCGGATCGGTGACGTACCCCGTGCGGTACGGCTGCGCCATCGCGACCGCCTCGCACCCGTTGAACAGGAGCAGCATGAGCGCCACGACGAGCAGCACGAGCAGGAAACCGCCGAAGCGGGCGACGTGCCGGGCGTGAGGCGAGAAGATCCGTCCGCGACGTGGGCGTCTGGCCACTCTTATCTCCATGACTAAATAAAAGACTCGTCGTCGTAACAGTAAGGGTTGGCGGGTTGTGGATAGGGTCTCAGCTTAGCGGCGTAGTCCCCCGTGGGAAGGCGGGTTAGCGCGTTTTCCGCGGTCTCGATAACCCGTGGATTGCCTTGGCGCGTCCGAACGCAAGGTGACGACGAACTCACTTGTTGTCGCAAACGCATGGGAACCAGAGCCTTGCGAGCCGACAGCCTGCGACAACGAGCGACAGGTTTTCCGGAGGTTGTGGAGAGGGCGAGCGACACCCGATCGACGTCCTAGAACGGGATGTCGTCGTCGGTGATCGGCTGATGCTTCGCCTCAGAGAGCGGCGTGTAGCCCTGCTTGTCCGGCTCGGCCGGCTTCGCCTCCTTGGCGGGCGGCGGGGGCTCCTCGCCGGCGTCTCGAGCCGTCTCCGCTGCGGCGCGGGCCGTGTCCTGACTTTCCCGCGCCAGCTCGCGTTCGCGGTGGTCGACGTACTCCTTGAGGGCGTCCATCACGCCGAGCGGCCACGCGGCGACGGCGTCGGGCTTCATGAAGGGGAACCGCTCGAGGATCGGGTGTCGCGTCGAGTCGGCCCAGCGGAGAAAGCCGTCGGGCGTCGCGCTGCGGGTGCTCAGACGCTCGCCCACAACCGCCGCCAGCTTATCCCCGATCGGGTCGCTCGCGGCCGGGAGTCGCTGGTTGGCGACGCGGATCCAAAGGGTGTTGTCCTTCTTCGGCTTGTAGAGGAACAGGCGGATTCGCTTCTCCGGCCACTCCTCGGTCTCGCTCCCGATGACGTTGAAGAGGCCCGGCGCGACGCCCGTGGTGAGGATCAGCGCTTTGTGCGTCTCGTGGAAGTAAACGGCGTGCCCGTCCTCCTCACGCTGCTTCTGGTTGTTCCACGTCTTGATCTCCTTGCACTCGGAGATGGTGAACACCGCCCCCTCCTCGGGCTTGAGGCCGTGCTCGTGGAGGTACGCCTCGAAGCTCTCGGCGTTCCACCACGGCTTGTCGTAGACGTCGCGGAGGTCAACCACCCTGCTTGTCCCCCCGCGCAAGGAGGTTCGAGATGAGGAAGCCGAGCGCGGCGGCGTTGATCTGTTCGGTGGACATCCCGTCGGCGTCCGGGCCGTAGATCATCACCTCGCCGGAGAGCGTGAGCCCCGCGCCGACAACCGACACCGGATGGAAGCGGTACTCGTGGATCTCGCCGGAGCTTACGGTCGCCCCGCCGATCGCCTCCGTCGTCGGGGCGTCCCACATCGTGCGGAGCAGGACGGTCGGACGCGAGCCGCCGGCGTTGAATCGCATTCGCTTGCCTGAGAAGGGCCCGCCCACGAGCAGGTACTCCGGCTGATGCTCCGGTCGACGGCTCATTCCGCCGCCTCCGCCATGGCCTTCACGAACCGCTCCATGGCCTCCACGCTCGTTTTCATCTGCCCGCCCACGTACACGGTCGGGAGCTTGATGAAGGGCCCCCCTCGCTGCACGGGGTAGCCGGTCTTGGCGTACCTGTAGATCGTCGCGCGGGCGATCGACTCGCCGACCTTCTGCGCGAGCAGGTCGGCCGCGTCGTAGATGAACCCGCCGCCCTTGAGCCGCTTCTCACCCTTGCGGCGGGCGCCTTTGTCCCACAGCGGGATCAGCTCCTCCTTGCCCAGGTCGATCGGCCGAAGGACTGTCACGGGGTCTTGGCGTCGTTTCGTGCTCATGAGGACCATCGTACCCACCGGGATTTTCCTTGCAACGTGAGACCGGAGGAGTACGCTCAAGGGGCAAGGAAGCGACACCACCCCACCGCCCACCGGGCGAGCACGATGCGATCCCGGCGGAAAGGAGCTCCTACCATGCGAATCTTCACGATGATCGCCGCCCTTCTCTACGCAGCGACGCTCGCCAGCGTCCTCGCCGCGCCTCCCGGGGCGCGAGCGCCCGACGACGTCCGGCCCATCCACGAGCTCGTCGGACAGGCGGAGGTCTGGACGATGGAGGAGATTCACCGCGTCGCGAAGTGGCGCGACGCTCCCGAATACTGGATCGTCGAGGAGCCCGTGTACTTCATCACCGAGGGCCTTGTCCCCTACGATCACCGCTCGGGCGAAGGCACGCGAACGGGGAAGATCGACCGCGGCGTTTGGCTCAACACGTCCGAGCATCCCGTCGTCGTCGCCGGCGGCGAGATGGAGCCCTTCGAGCTTCTCCCGGGCGCGATGGTCGCGGTCGGCCCGTCGGTCGATTGGGAACAGGCCGACCAAGACGCCGCGGGCGAGGGCAACTGCGACGTGACGTGCCGCGACGGTTTCTACGCCTGCTGCAACTACAGCGGGTGCCGATGCCGCTCCTCGAGCTCACAGCGGGACGACTCCATGTGCAACGCCGGCGGGCGCGGCGCCGCCGAGTGTGAGCACCCCGTCCGCGAGGAACCGGGCGCGTCGATGCCCAAGAGCCTCGGCGGCTGAGCGACTGTCTTTCTCTGCGCCCTCCTCGGAGCGGCGAGGCCCTCGGCGATGTCTCTCGCCGGGGGCCTTATCTTTGCGCTGGCGGCGGGTGTGCCTCTGCGGGACCGCAAGGCCCGTCGTCACGCCCCGCGGCGCGGTGTCGCGGGGCGTTTTCTGTTCGGATCGCTGAAACAAACGGTCCGCGTTTGTGCGCTCTCAGGGGCGATTCCGGCGTTTGCGACAGGCGCGGGAATCAAAATTGGAATAATCGGCGCTCAATTTTGCGCACGTTGATAGGACGTCGTCAGTTCGGCGCTCAATTTTGCGCACGTTGATAGGACGTCGTCAGTTCCGCCACCATTCAGACCCGGGCGTCGACCACAGACCTTGCACGGGGCGGATGAAGAACGGCGCCACGCCGTTGGCGGACGCCCGGTCGCCGAACGCGATGAAGTCGAAGCGGTCGACGAACAGCCGAACAAAGGTGGGCACGTTCGAGGCGGGCTGCTCGATGGAGAGGAACGAGGGGCCGGGCGTGATCGCGGGCGTCCAGTCGCTCGACCAGTACCACGAGGCGTTGAGATTCGGGTTGAGGGCCGCGACGCGCGAGCCGATCTGCGCGTTCGTCCCGGCGCTCGAGAACGAAACGTCGATCTGCAGGTCGATCCCCGACGGGAGGTACACGCCGTCGACAGGGCTGAACCCGCCGATTCGCACCTGCATGAGGCTCGTCGAATCATTCGCGCACAGGAGCTCGAGGGCACCGATCCCGCGCACGTCGACCAGGTGCCCGTTGGAGTCGGGGTAGGTCGCGGGGTCGGTGAAGGGCGACGTTGGATCGCCGAACGTCACGGGAAGCGACGGCTGCTCGTCGACAAGCTGCCACGCGCCGCGCGCGACGGGCGTTCCGTAGTCGTAGCCGAGCCTCGGTCGGAAATACCCCATCTCACCGCCAGACCGGGACCGCGTCCCGCTGCACCCGATGACCGTACACCCATCGCGCCGAGACGTCGCCGAGCTCGCAGTAGACGCGCATGAACGCCGCCTGCTCCGCGAACGCCTCGAGGGCGCTGCACGTGCCCGTGTCGCCGTAGCTCGATCCGCCCTCGCCCGAGAACGTCCAGCCGACGAACGGGTCGTCGCCCACCTCGACGTCGGGAAGGTTGCTCGCCGCGTCGTTGGCGAAGGCGAACGCGTGACCGGCGGTTGACGTCCTCACGCCCGTCGCGTCGACGACGACGCGCTCGAGGAATCCCGCGACGCCCGCGGGCCCGACGATCGGGTCGATGCGGGTGACGATGATTCGCATCTCGTCGTCTGGCGATTTGCTGACGCCGGCGGCGATGAGCTCGAGGCCGTCGGCGGGGCCCATGACAAAGAGGCCGGGCGTCTCGAGGGGCTCGCCCGGGCTCGCGGGATCCTCCGGCCACCACACGCGCCGGCGCGGGCTGCCGGGGTTTCGATCGACGGCGCCGTACTGCCCGGGGATCGTCGCGGAGGTCGTCGCGTCCGAGCGGGGAACGACAATCCGGAGCGGCTCGTGGTAGAGCCGGTCCGAGAAGGAGCCGCGCGGCTCGAAGCTCATCGCGACACGCTCAGCGCGTCGCCCTGCAGCCGCCGCCCGAGCAACCAGAACGCGGCGGTCGACGCGTTGAGCACCCCGATGTGGATGAAGAACGACTGGCGGGCCTCGATGATCGCGTGCGCCCACGGCGTCGCGCTGACCGTGAACACCCCATCCGGCGCCGTGCCCGACACCGCGATCGTGTCCGCGAGGTGATCGCCAACGCTCACGACGTCCAAGTCGGCCAGCGGGTCGCTGGCGCCCACCTGCGCGGCGCCGAGCGTGACGTTGAAGGCGACGAGGCGGCGCTCGACGAACGCGACGACGGCGCCTGTCTCGTTGTCGATGATCGGATCGAGCACGTAGATGATGACGGCCGCGATCTCGTTGTCGGCGTCGGCGCCGCCCGCGACCAGCTCGAGCCCGTCACCCGCCCCCATGTGAACGACGTTGGCGTCCGTCCACGGCTCTCCGGCGCTGGATGGATCCTCGGGCCAGTATTGAGGCGATCCGGCCGAGCCGACGTCGACCACGCCCAGCGGGTCCGAGATGGTGTTCCCGATGAAGCCCGTCACGCGGGGCGTCACCGCGCGGAACGCGTCGCGAAACACGGGTCCGGCGTGCGATCCGGTCTGTCCGATCGGAAGCAGCGTCACGAGGATCACCTCACGATCGGGCGAGCGTCGCCCTGCAGGCGGCGGGCGAGGATCCACGCGTGCGTCCCGGCGGTGCCCCGGTACACCTGCGCCCGCATGAACATCGACTGGCGAGCCTGACAGAGCACCGTTCCGGCGTAGTTGTTCGCGCCCGGGCTGATCGTCGCGACGCCGTCGATCGTGCCCGACACGCTCGCGGCGTCCGCGATGCGATCGGTCGCGTCGATGTCGTCGAACGCGTCGACGAGCGGGTTATCGGTGCCGATGGTGTTGGTCGAGAGCGTGAAGGTCGCTCGCGCCAACTCCCGCTCGATGAAGGCGACGACGACGCCCGCGTCGCTGATGACGGGGTCGAGCTTCGTGATGAGCGCGATCACCGTCGAGTCGTTCGCGCCGGCGCCTCCGCCAACCACCTCGAGGCGGTCGCCCGGGCCCATCCTGAACACGTCCGATCCGGTGTCGATGCGGGTGCTCGCGTCTGAGCCCGGTGCGTACTGCGGGCTCGGCGTCTTGGATCCCACCTCGATCGCAAAGAGGGGGTCCGCCGCGTTGATCGCCGTGGTCGATTCCGAGTACGACGCGAGGCGGAACGCGTCGCGATACACGGGGCCTGAGAAGCTGTTGCCGAATCCGGGTGTTTCGCCCATGGCCGTCTCCTAATGGCCCGGACGGGGTCTCCCCCGCCCGGGCGCTCGCGTTGCACAGGGGATATGCGCTCACGTCCCGCCGGACGTCTCATCGGACGATTCACCGCCCGGCTCGTAGTCCTCGGGATCCACGTCGCCCGCGACGGTCAGTTTCCCGTCGGCGTCAAGCTCCATGGCGAGCTTGTCGTCCGTGTCCTCGATGTGCAGGAGCACGGGCGCCTTGCGCCGGCGGTCTGAGTGCAGCGTGACGGGCCGCTCGTCGACGGTCTTGCGGATCTGGTTGACGACGCCGAGCACGTCGCCCACGACGTCGGCTACGAGCCCCTCACCGACTTCGTCGTCCCAGCCGCGTCGCTGAGCAATCTGATCCGCAAGGCCGTCCGGATTGACGAACGCGACCGCGCTGCCGGAGAGAGCGCCGGAGTACGCGCCGGCGCGGAGCTGGCGACGGAACTGCTTGAGCGTCCTTCGGACCTTCGCGACCGACTCCGATGGGTCTTTCCGGTTAGCTGTGAAGGATGCCTCGGCATGCTCGAGCTCCGTTTCGATGCGGGCGACGGCTTCGTCGAGCGAAAGCTCCTTGAAGTCGAGGCCCTCGGTGTCCCGCTTAGGCTTGGTCTGCGCCATCGTTCTGGTCTCCGTTGGCGGCGAGCCCCGTGAGGAGCGTGACCGCGAGGTCGACGACGGACCACGCCCGCGAGACGAGGATCTCGCGCTGACGGACCGTCGCCCTTGCGAAGCGCTGGGCGGCGATCGCCTTGGCTTCACGCTTGGCGAGGTCGGCGGCTTCGCGCGGGTCCGCGCCCGCCGCCACGAGGTTCTGCTTGAGGGCGGTGAGGGTCGCCGCCATGTCCGCGGCGAACTGCCGGGCGTCGAGCTCGGCGGCTTCCTTCACGTCCTCGAACACGCCTTCGATGATCTCCCGCAAGTCCATCACTCACCGCCCTCGGCCGGGCCCGGGGGCGTGATGGGATCGTCCGCCTCGAGGAGCCCGCGCTCGTAGTCCTCGAGCTCCTGCAGGATCTCGCCGTACCGGCGGAAGTTGGTCTCCTGCGACTCGCGCATCGACGGCGGGAGCGGCTGGAGGCCGAGACGCTGAGCGGTCTCGGGGTCGGCCCGGGCGTCGAGGCCGATGAGCGCGTGCTCGAGCACGGGGTCGTACCCGTCCTGCGCCGCCTCGATGTAGCCGAGCCTCACGGGGTCGGCCTGCCCGCTGCAGCAGGCGACAAGCCCGCCTCCGGCGATCCCGGCCGCCCCAACGAGAGCGGCGAGCCTCGCGGCCCATCGCTTGGTCGTGTCGTTCATTCCTGAGTCTCCTTGTGGTGAAGGCGGATGTCGTTCCAAAGCTCCCGCATGTTGTCTGTCACCTCCGCCTGCTCCGCAACCATCGACCGGGCCTGCTCCGCGGCTTTCGCGTTGGATTCGGCCGCTCGCTCGAGAGCCTGAGCGCCAAGGTGGATCTCGCGCGACGCGTTCTCGACTTGCTGGCCGTTGGTGGCGAGCGCGTTGATCGTCGGCGAGACGACTTTGTCCCACAGGCGCGAAAAGATCGCGTAGATCGCCGCCATGAGGATCAGCGCCGCCACAGTGCCGAACGCGATGCCGCCGTATTCATCCATGAATCTGTACACAAGCAGCTCCATCACTCCTCCGTCGGCCGTGAAAGCAGGAGCCCGCGACGCGCGAGCTCGAACATTTCGGTGAATGTCTCGTCGACTCGACGGTTGAGCTCATCACCGTCTAGCGAGTCGTCGCTGTAGAAAGCCCGAAGCCGGGCGTAAAGGTCGCTCATGCTCTGCCGATAGGGCTGCAGCGTCTCGTACCGGGCGATCTCGGGCCGGTAGCGCTCGAGATACTCCCGCTGGCGCTCGGGTTGCTCGCTTCTCGCGCGGAGCCCGCGGACGCGGCGCTCGACGCGCTCGTACTCGTCAAAGAAGCGCGTGAGCACCTCAGCGCCGCTCTTGGCCGGGCCCTCGAGGAATCGCCGCACGAGGAAATAGTCGTCGACGCGAAGCGGCCGCTGCTCGTCGGCCTCGGCGCCGGTGAGCGGGCGAAGCAGGGGGTCGGAGAGCTGCAGGCCCGTCCGGCCGAGACCGCCGGTGAGACCCGTGATGACGTGATCGACCTTCGCGGGCGAGACGTCCGCGAGCTCGCCGATGATGCGGCCGACTTGGGACGAACGCTCCCGGCCCTGATCGCTGTAGGGGAGGTCTTGCTCCCACGGCTTGACGATCGGATCGTTGAAGAAGAACGAGTAGTTGGCCTGCGCCTCGAGAAGCGGCTGCACGCCCATGATGTTGAGACTCGGGAGGAGCTCGTCGGTGATCGTGTCCGCGAGATTTTTGTAGGCCCGCGTGTCGCCGCGCCGGCCGGTGACGGGGTCGATCCCGTCGAGGCGGGCGAGGTTGCGCTCGACGAGGATTCCGAACAAGCCGAGACCGTAGGGCTTGGGGATCTGGAGATAGCGAGGCTGGCCTTGGCTGTTCTCGCTCCCGGGGATGGGGAACATCCAGTGACGATCGCGCTCCTTGAAGTCCTTGTTCCAGTAGTCGGGGTTGTCGCGGTTGAGCACCCACTGGATGAGCGAGGGCGTCACGACGTAGGCCATGATCGTTCCCGCCGCCTTGCCCGGGTTGCGGCGGATGAAGCGGGCGAGCTTGTCGGTGCCGAGCATGGCGGCGTTGAAGAAGGCGGCGATGTAGTTGAGCTCGCGGCTGAGCGTCCCGCCCCGCGTCCAGTCGAGGGTGATGTCCGCCGCGGCCTGTCCGGCCTCCGCGATCGCCGCTCGGCCCGTCGGGCGCGCTGAGCCCTGCCGGACCGCCTCGAACTCGGCCAGACGGTTCGCCATCTCCATCGCGTTGTTGAGCCGCCGGACCGGGCCCAGCGTGAGGAGGTCGCGCGTGCCGCCGCGGACGTCGCCGCTGTAGAACCGCCGGAGCATCGACCGCGGCCGGAACATCTCGTCGAAGTTGACGGCGCCGGTGGCCCGGTCGAGGTACTCGTCGAACTCGCCGGAGAAGAACGCGCCGCCGGCGAGGGCCCCGCGGATCGTCTCCTGCGTGTCCGCATCGCTCGCTCGGACGCCAAAGACGCGGAGGAGGTCGCCGAACCCGCCGTCGACGAACGCGGCGCGGACGCCGCGGAGCCGGGCGCGGACGTCGCTTGGGAGGTCGCCCATCGACCGCTTGCTCATCACGAGCGCCTGAAACAGGTCGCGGAGCCCGTTGGGGATGAAAAACTCGGGCGAGAGCTGCGTCGTTCCCAGCTTGAGCGTCACCGCCGGGATGTGCATGAGCCGGTGAACCCACGTGACGGTGGGCATGTTGTTGAGGCCGTCGATCACCTCGAGGAGGCGGCGGTCTGCCACCTCATAGAAGTCCGGGCGTCCGTCGCGAAGCACGGTGAACTGTCCGAGCTCCTTGTCGACGCGCATCCCGGGCTTGAAGAACACGCCGTCGCCCATGCCGTCGATCGCCAGCATGATGTTCTGGAAGGCGGTCTCGTCGAGGTCCGCCATCCACGCCGGGAGCTGAGCGCCCGCAGCCGTTTCGCGGATCCCAAGCGCTCGCTTGAATCGGTCCTGAATGTCCTCCGCCCGCACCTTGATCGCCTCAGTGGGGCGTTCGATGCGCTCGATCCACCTGGCCATCCCCGGGGTCTCGTTGACGAGGTCGGTGAGGAGCACGCCGGCGCGGTTGAGCTGCGCGCGCCGCATGACGTCGCCCATGTTGACCATGAACGTCTCGAGCGGCGGGAAAAGCTGCTCGCCCTTGCCCTCGCGGAACCGGCCGAGACCGGCTTTCTGGCCCCCGAAGCCCGCTTTCCCGCGCCCTCGCTTGGCGGGCGCCATCGCGTCCTCGCCCTTGACGTGGCGGAACGTCACGTAGTGGAGGTTCTTGTCGATGATGAGCTCGGCGGTCTCGGCGTCGATGAGGCCGTGCGCCACGGCGTACTCGCGGACGAGCCACTCGTTGAGCCCTTGGAAGTCCTCCGCGGCCTGCTTGAGCGCCGGCTCGTTGGTCTCGATGTCGTCGATGAACCGCGCGAGCCGGCTATCGCTCATCTCGCCGAGCGTGAGCGTGAAGCCCTGACCGCGCTTCTCCACCGCGCGCTTGGCGACGAGGTACTCCTCGAACAGGTCGAGCTTCCCTTCGCGGTAGATGGGCTCGAGGATGCCCTTGATCGAGGGCCCGACGAGCTTGGTGGGGTCGCTCGGGTCGAACGCGCCGTGGCCGAGCACGAGCTCGTGATGCCCCCGGGCGGTCCCGAACGCTCGCCGCATCGCGATCTCGGGATCCTTCGCCGGGTCGACGTCCATCCAGCCGGCGTCGCGCTTGAGACGGACGACTCGCTCGAGGCGGTCAAAGAGAATCGTCCGCATGTCGTCGTAGACGTTCGCAAGCAGCGTCGGAGCCTTGCCCCGGGCCCGGTCGATGTACTGCCCGACCGGGCGAAGATCATCGCGCAGGGCGCGGAGTCGTCCACGCGCCTTCATGAGCGCCGCCCACGTCGACGGGTGTTCCTTCATCATGAACGCGGTGGCCTCGCGGTAGACCGTCGGCGCCTCGCGCTTGATGTAGGCGGGGTCGGCGACGATGCCGCGCCAGAGCTCCGCCCACCCCTCGCTCGCGTACCCGCTGTTGGGCTTCCTGTCGCCGTAGAGATTCCGGCCGAGCTGCACGAGCTCCTTGCGCCAGCTCGTCGGGAACACCTTGGGGCTGAGACCCCGCCGCGGATCTTTGAGCGTCGTCGTCTGCGGGAACATGATCTTGTGCATCGCGTGCCCAAGCTCGTGAATCGCCGTTCCGACGCTGTCCTTCTTCCAGAGCCGGACGCCCTCGCTCCACGCCCGGTAGAAGCCCGCGGCCTGCTTGCCGAGCGTCCGGAACCCGCCCACACGCGGCGCGGCGACGCCGACGTCGGTGAACAGGTCGGTGATGAGCGCGTGCGGGGAGTCCTTCGGGGCAATGTCCTTGGCGTCGCGGCGGGCGCGTCGCATCGCGCGATCCTCGGCTTTGATCTCCGATTCGGTCTTTCGCCGATGCAGCGTGACCGGCGTGTCGTCGGCCGAGTCATAGAGCGGACCCCATCGCGCCGGCTCGAGGTCGTTTTCCAAGGAGGGGGCCGGGCTCGCATCCCTGCGAGGTCTCTCCGGACCACCCGGCGCCCCTTCTTTCCTGATCGGCGAGGCGTCAACGCCACCGCTCGGGCCGTCGTCGGTGCGGTAGGCGATCCCGGGGCCTCGCGCCGTGAGCGTCGGGGGATCGGCTGCTTGCTGGCGGTACAGCTCGATGAGCGCGTCGATGTTGTCGCCCTGCTTGGGCATGATGACGCCCTCGGATCCCGCGGTGCGTCCCTGCGCGTACACCTGTCGCCGGTACGGGGCCGTGTCGGTGACGTCTCCGAAGTGGATCGCGACGAACTCCTCACCGTTGAGCTTCATCGCGCCGAGCATCTTGTTGAACTCGGCGGCGTCGATGACGGTCAGCGGGACAAACCCCGCCTCACCCGCGCTGCCAAGCTCGGCGACGCCCTTGAACCCGCCGCCGATCGCGCCGAACCGCCCATCCGGCGTCGCGCCGAGAATGACGCCCTCGCCGTCGTCGGTGAAGGTCGAAGCTCGATCGACCATCCGCGCGAGCCCCTCGAGGTCGGTGGTTTCGTGAACGGCCACCACCTTCTGCGCTGGCCTCACGCTCCCGATGATGGTTTTGCGTCGATCCTCGCCCGTAATCCCCGTTTCGCCGTTAGGGCCGATGGAACCCGGCGACGCGTCGGAAGGGCGACGGACCGCCATGATGCCGTCGGTGATGACCTCATGCGTACCGTCGCGGTGGGTGCCGACGTATGGCCCCGCGCCCTTGATCGCTTCGGTGGCCCGCGTTTTCTTGTGGACGATCCTCGAGGCTTTCTTCGCCCACGCCTTCGGGTCGGGCTTCGCGGGAAGCACCCGCGGCGTCGGCCTTTTGCCGGCGGTCTTGGCCTTCTTCGTGGTCTTGCCCATGCGGGCCGCTTCGCGCTCGATGCGCTCCGCCTTGTCGATGATCCGCTGGATGTCCTTTTCGGGCACGTCCTCGAAGAAGCGAGCTCGCCCGCCGCCCGGCAACTCGCGATCGACCATGAGCACGTCGATCGCCTGCTCGAACGCTCGTTCGTCGTTCCGGTTGACCTTGAGCTTTAGGCGGTCGGCGAGCTCGACGATCTTTCGGAAGTTGGCGCGTACAGACTCGGCTGTTTCGCGGTCGCCAACGCGGAAATCACTCGCGTAGTACGGGCGCTGGACTCCGGCGTCGGGGTACTTGGGGTCGATCGCGTCCTCGCGGATCTGGTTGATTCCTCGCTTCCGCCCCTTGTCGTTGATCTCGGCGTAGTACCGCTGGAACTCGTCGTCGGTGAGGGGCTCGGGGGCGTCGTCGATTGGTTCATCCGGCTCACGGGGGGGCTCCTCTCGCGCGGGCGGCGGGGTCTCAGGTTCGGCGGGGGTCTCGGGCGCGTCGCGGCCCTGCAGGCGCTTGGCGGCGCTCTCGGGGACATACACCTCGACGTTGCGATCGCCCCGCAGCTCGGCGGCGACGAGCCGATGCTTGCCGTCGACGGTGAGGAGCTGGCCCGGGACGATCTCGGGGTCGGTCGAGAACCCGGCGACGATCGGCGGGCTCGTTTCGGCTGGCATCTTGGCGTAGCGCTCGGCGATCGCTCGCTCGGCGGGGTTGCCCATGATGTTCCCGGTGTAGCCAAGCTCGGTCGTCGGGATGCTCACCTTGACGAACGGCTCGCCCGCGCCCTCGAGCATCTGCAGGTTGCCGCGGTGGAGCTCGGCCTCCGCCTCCATGTCCGCCCGCAGCTCCTCGGGGCTCATCCCCGCCCGCGCGGGCTCGTCCGTCTGGCGGGCCATGTAGGCGACGATGTCGTCGGGCTCGACGCGCTCGGGCCTCTCCTCGGCGACGCGCCGCCCTCGCTCGGCGATCTCCGCACCCCCTGCGACGTCCTCCGGCGCTGGAGCGCTCGGCGTTTCGGGCTCTGTCGCCGTGTCGTTGACTTCTTGGCGCGGGGGCTCCGCGGGCGTCTCGGGCTCATCCGGGCCGACCGCCGGCAAGTCGCCGGCGTCGGGCTCCTCGAGCGGGGCGACAAGGTCGCCGCCCGTGCGATTCCGATACACCGTCTCGAGGGCCGCGTAGAGCTCCTCCCCGCCTTCGATCTGCTCGCCCGCGTTGAGTCGCGTGCGGAGCTCGGCGGCGACCTGGACGAGCTGCTCGTCGTCGATCTCGGCGTATCGCTGCTCGATCTGCTTGACGAGCTGGCGCTGGGCGAGGCTCTGGCGGGGCTCAGGCGGCCCCTGCGGCTCCGCGGGCTCCGGGGGGGTCTCGGGTCCGCCTTCGCCCTGCTCGAGCGTCTCCGTCACTCTCTGCTGGGCCTCGGCGTCCGCCTGCTGCAGGCGCTGGCGCCGGGCGTCCATCTGGCGCTGGCGAGCGCTGCGGGCGGCGCGGCCGGTGACGCTCACGCCTTGGACGACAAGGTCGAGCACGGGACCGGCGACGGCGCCGACGAGCGCCCCCTCGGCCATCCGCCGGGCGATCGCCCACGGCTGATCCGTGTACGCCCCCTCGGTGATCCCCTCGGCCGCGGCGTTGGCGAGGGCTCCCTCCATCGCGGTCGTCGCGACGCGAGCCGCCATGCGGCTCGTGTTCTCGCTCATGCCCATCTTGGTGAAGTGGCGGGCCGTCCGGTCCATCACGACATCGCGCACGCTGAGGTTCGCCGCCATCTTCGCCGCCTCGCGCTCGCTCATGCCCCGGGCGATCTGGCGAGCGGCCCACGCGTCTCTCGCCTTCTTCCCGACGCGGAGCCCCGACGCCAACTCGCCGAGCCCGAAGAACACGGGATCCGCGATCCCGCCGGCGAACATGCCACCCATGGTCGTGAGCGGCGCCTCCGCCATCGACGCGGCCGTCATCTGCTCGAGAATGTCCCGGTCTCGATCGGGGATCGACGCGACGCCGATCATCCGCGCGAGCGCCCGCGTCGTGGCGGTGAACGCGTTGGCGGCGCCGACGCTGAAATGCTCGTAGGCGGGCGCGTCCTCGGCGTTCTGCGACAGCATCTCGTTCATGTAGACGTCGGTTGGCGTGACGTTCACGTCGCGCTCGACCTTCCCCGTCCGCATGAGGTTGATCTTGGCCGTCTGCAGGAGCATCGCCCGGTTGAACTCGCCCTGCTCCTTGAGGATCTCGATCTCGGTGTCGATCTTGCCAAGCAGCGAGGCGTCAAACGATCGGTCCTCGAGCCACCCGCCGCTCTCGAGCTCGGCCGTGACTTCGCTCGGAAGGGCGCCGTGAGCGTTCATCTCGACCGCCCGTCGAATGCTCATGATCGGTTCGCGCTGGATGCTCGCGAGCTCGCGCTCGGCCTCGAGCATCTTCTGAGACTGGCGAGCCGCCCGATCGGTGAGCACCGCCGCGGCCCCGGCGAGGTCGGCGGTCGGATCCGCCATCGCCGCTCCTGCGTCCCGCTGGATCCGAGCCCGCTCCTCCTGCGACTGCTGGAGCGTGCGCATCGCGTCGCGGGTCATGACGTCGTCGGCGACTTCGTCCCACGGGTTGCCGGTCTCGCTGAGCGGGACGGCGCCCTCCTCGGCGAGGTCGAACATCACGTCCGCCGCGACGCGCTGCCAGTCGGCTTCCTGCTGGGTGATGAAGTTGCCGCCGCGACGCGCGATCAGCTCGCGCTGACGCTCCTCGTACCCGCGAGGGTTTGGGAGCACGCCATCGAACACGGCTTGGCTGAGCGGAACGCGGCTCACTTACGCCCCCTTCAGCGCGAGGCAACGCACCTTGACGGCGTTCGTTGTGCCGTTGTTCCTCACCCGAACCTGCGTGACGAGCCCGTCGATGCTCGCGATGTCGGCGCCGCCGGAGTCGTCGCGGTTCAGGACAAGCGGCGTGCCGACGCCCACCCGGAACGTCTGCACCACCGAATCGGCGGTGATCTCGACGTCGAGCACCTTGTCGGTCGCCGTGTTGGCGAGCTCCTCGTCGGGGTCGACCTGGACGATGAGGAGCTCGAAGGTCGACGGAGAGTCCGACGAGCTCCACAGCGTTGCGGTGGTCTCGGTTCCGATCGAGAGCACGCGATCGTGCTTCTCGACCGGGTCGGTGAGCGTCCGCTGGAGATTCGTCCACCTCACCCGGACCGTCTCGCTTCCGGTCACGACGTCGATGAACCCGTTTTCGGTGACGGTGGCCATCTCAGAACCCCCTCTGCCCGCTCACGGGGCGGGCTTGCTGGCGCTGCTCGCTGCGCTGGCGATTATCGGATCCACGGGGCTCCTGCCCGCCCCCGCGGGAACGCTCGTTCTCCGCGGCCTGCTGCTCGAGGGCCCGTTGCATCTGCTGCTCCTCGATCGCCTGCTGCTCCCGCCGCGCCGCCCGCGCCACATTCTCCTGCTCCTGCTGGCGAGCCATCCACGAGCGGTAATCCTGCGCGTCGATCTCGAGCGCCTCGGCCTGCTCCTGCAGGGCCGAGCCCAGAATCCGGCGGAACTCGCCGGCGGTGACGTTCCGGCCTTGCTTCGCCGCCATCTTGGCGGCGCGGTCGGCGGCGACGGTGCGGGCCTGATCGAGCACCATCGGGCACTGCACTTCGCGGCGGAGCTCGTCGCGGCGGTCCAGCTCCTCCTCGAGGATTCGCGTCGCGGCGGGGTCGGATTGGGCATCCCGCATCTTCTGCACGGCGCTGGCGAGGTCGGCGTCGCTCGTGGTCGGGCTGCGGGCCCATGAGTCGAGCGTCGCGCGAGCCTCGAGGGCGCGGGCGGTGAGTGGGCCCGGCTGATCGCTCGTGAGCGTGTCGGGTTTCTCGCGCTGGCTGAACACGCCGACGAGCTCGTCGACCTTGCCGGAACGGATCCGCTGATCGACCGACTTGCCGAACGCCGTGGACGGGCGGAACTCCGCCGCCTCCGGCTGTCCCTCCTCGGCGTCCTGCTTCGGCCGAACCGATCGGAGCACGGCGTCGGTGGGCTTCTCGCCTGACAGAATCGACTGCTTGGCGATCTCGTAGTCGAGCCCGCGGGCGTCCGGCGGAACCTGCTGATCGAGCGCCTCGAGAAGGGTTTGCTTCTGCTGCCGGTCGGCCTGTTCGATGCGGCGCTTCTCGCGGATCGAGCGGAGCCGCTCAAGCGGGCTCGAGGAGGGGTCGCCCTCGCGGACCGCCTGACGGTAGGAGCGGACGCCCTCGGGACGCGGGCCCCTGAGCCCCGCGCGGGCGTCCTGCATCCGCGATCGCTCGGCGAAGCTCGGGCCCGCGTTCATGCGGGCCTGATGCGCGTGCTCCATGGCCTGCAGCACGAGCCGCGCGTCGAGCTGCTGCTGGCGCTGGCGGGCCTGCGTCTCGCCCTGCTGCTCGCCGACGTCGTAAGCGACCTGCCCGACGGCGGCGGCGTCCCCGTATGTGCGGATGATCGGCATGGTGGTTTACCCGTATCGGTTGTTGGTGATCGGCGTGCCCGGGGGGGCCTGCCACTGTCCGGCGCGGAGCACCCATCCGGGGCCCGGGCGACCGGCGCCGGGGATGTTTCGGACGGTCTGCGGCCCGATGTGCGCTGGCGCTCCGGTGTTTCGGTGCGTCTGGACGCCGCTTCGGCGCCCGCCGCCTCCGCCGCCGGACCCCCCGCCCCCGGATCCGCCTCCTCCGCCGCTCGCACCGGAACGGCCGAAGCCCGAACCGCCCCCGCCTGTCCCGCTCGCGCCGATGACGTTGTACGCGTGATCGGGCTCGGCGCCCTCGGCCTCGCCAAGCTGCTGCAGGAGGGTCTGAAGCGTCTGCTGGTACGGCGCCGCGTCGGTGACTCGCTCGATCGCGCCGGCCAGGTCGCGCGTGCCCTGAGACTCGCGGTCGCTGAGCCGCTCGAGAGCGCCCGATCGGAGCTGGGCGACGCGCTCGTCGATGTCGGTGAGCGCGAGGTCGCGGTCGCTCCGCCGTTGGTTCTGGAGCTGGTTGAACACGGTGGTGTTGCCGAGCCCGCGCCCAAGCAGGCCCGTGATGTCCTCGGCGGTCCCCTCGCGGAAGTCCCGGCGCACGCGCTCGCGAGCCGATCCGCCGAGATTGTCGAGCTCGCCGAGCGCGGCCTCGCCTCTTGAGGTGATGTTCGCGCGGTTGCCCTCGAGGAGCTCGCGCACCTCGGCGAAGCGCTGCTCGTTGGCCTGATTCGCCTGCTCCTGAGCGCTGCGGAGCTCGTCGAGCACGCTTTCGATGTTGTACGGCATGGCTAGCTCCGGTCTGCGTAAGCGGCGACGACGTCGATGTCGCCGGCGGCGTCCGCGTCCAGTTGGATCGTCTCATCGGTCGCGTCGAGCACAAAGGGGCCCGCGACGTTGACGCTCTCCTCCGCGGCGAGCGTCGCGTTGGTGTAGATGACATACGGCGTGCCGTTCTTGACGAGCTGGAGCTCGACGCCGATCGCGCTCATGCCCGTGTTGGTGATGCGGATGTTCCGCACGAGCCGCTGCGTGCTCGCCGCCGGCGCCGAAACCACCGTGGTCGCGGCCGTCGTCGAAACCGTCGTTTCCTGTCCGCCGGGAATGAAGCTCATAGCGCGAACCATCCAAAGCTGAGGGCGTCGGTGTCGTCGAAGCTGAGCCCGCCGGCGCCGAGCGCGAGCTGAGAGTCCGCGTCGAGGTCGATTGCAAGCCCTGACGCTGAGAGTTGTAAACCGGAGACGCTCGGCAAGCTGATTTGTAAAGCGGAGCTCGCCACCTCGAGCCCGCCGGTGCTCGAGAGGCTGAGCCCGACGCCCGCGCTCGCGAGACTGATCGGGGCGACGACGTCGACGCGGAGGCCGCTGGTTGTCACCTCGAGGCCGGAAGGGTCGGCCAGGTCGAGCGCGACGCCCGAGCCGCTCACCGAAAGCGGAGACACCGCGATGATCGAGAGGAGCGCGGGGTTGTCGCCCACGAAGGCGAGCCCGGTCGCCTCATCGACGTCGATGAGCTCGCCGCGGGCGATCTGCGCGGTGAGCTGCTGGATCCCGCGGCGCTTGCGGGTGCTCGTGCCGGCCGAGCGGTCGAAACGGCTCATGAGCTCGCCCTCCGCCGACGCTGGATGCCGCCGGTCTCCATGTCCATGAACATGATGAACCGCTCGAAGCTGAACGTGTCGTCAAGGGCGTTCTGCGTGATCTCGTACTGAATCGCCCCGCCCCGAGCCCGCACGCGCTGCGGGGTCTGAAACCCGTCCGGCTGTCCGTCGTCGAACCACGTCCCGGTACGCGCGGGCGTCGTCTGCTGGTTCACCTCCTCCGGACTGAACCCGGCGTAGATGTTCCAGGTCACGGGGTCGTTGCCGGTCGCGCCGAACGCCATGAGCTCGTTGAGCATGATCTGTCTGACGCCGCCCTCGGCCTCGATCGCCGGGAAGCGGACGACGCACTCCATCGCCTCCGCGCCGGCTGAGCCGTCGTCGTTGACCGTGTCGGAATCGAAGCGGCGGATGTACCCGTCGGATCCCCCGAGCCAGACGCGGCGGTCCTCCGGGTCGCTCGAGCCGCTGGGCGTGGTGACGGCGGTGGGCCCCACCACGAGCGGGTACTTGTCGGTCCGGAAGGCGTCGGCCCGGACCTCGTAGATGACGTGCTCGCCGACGGTCGTTCCGTCCGCGGGGCGAAGGAAACAGTGAACCACCTGATCGACCTCGTCGTAGCCCATCTCGATCTCGAGCGTTTCCGGGTTGAGCCGGCCGACGAGCTCGTCGATCTTCCCGTGAGACAGGGGCTCCGGCGTGAAGGAGCCGCGGGGCATCTTGAACAGACCCGAGCTGCCGACGAAGTAGAGCGTGCCGTACTCGTCGAACACGAACGCGCGAGCGCCGAGAATCCCGGTCTTGGGGCTGATGATCGTGACGGCGCCGCCGAAGTTGGGATCGCCCTCGAGCACGTACAGGCTCGACGCGCACCCGAAGATGAGATAGTCGTCCGAGAACGGGATGAGGGCGTTGATGGCGTCGCCTACCTCGCCCCCGTCGAACCCGGCCCCCGCGACGGGCGCCGTGGCGAGCGGGTCGTTTGCGAAGCCCCAATCGAGCGGGTTGAGGGACCGGCTCTTGTACCACGCGGACGGGTTGAGCGGCTGACGGGCGAGGTAGACCGAGCCCCGGTAGTTGGCGATGAGGCCGCATCCCTGCGGGAGCGTGCCGGTCCCGTCGTTGCTCACCGCGCTCGCCCACGTCTCGACCTCATCGCCGTCGACGTCGACGATGATCGCCCCCGTGCCATCGACCGCCCACACCTTGTTCTTCCCGTCGCGCGGGTCGAACCTCGTCACCGCTTCGACGCCGCGCCCGCTGAGCCCGCCCGATCCGATCTGCGCGATATCGTCGCCGACCTCGCCCGCGTAGACGCGGTTGGTGGTGAACGCGACGATTCGGTCGATGTTGAGGCTGGTCACGCCGACGCCTCCCTCGCGGCCTCACACACGAAACCGACCTCGGCGCCGCCCGCGCCCTCCGCCTCGCCGATGATGTAGAGCTGGCTGTTGTACACCGCTCCGGCGCCCCCCTTGCTGTTGGCGGGGCTCCCGTTCACTTCCTGCGTCCAGATGCCCGCGAAGTCCTCGTCAATGAGCGCCTCCCACGCCGTGCCCGCCTCGTTGAGCCTCGCGACGCCGACCATGGTGAGCGAACCGCTCATGTCGAACCGGCCGATCGCGTAAAGCCGGCTGTCGTAGATGACGAAATGCGTGACGTCGCCGTCGAAGCCGTCGCCGACCGCCACCCACGCCGTGCCGTTCCACCTCGCCACGCGGTTGAGGGTCGTCGATCCCGTGTTGCCGTCGGCGGTGAACTCGCCCCCCGCGTAGATCGAGCCGTCGAACTCGATGAGGGCGTGAACGTCGTTGTTGAACCCGTCGCCCATGGCGTTCCACGAGCCCATCGAGGCCGGATCCCAATACCCGACGCGGGCGGCGCTGGTGCCGTCGCCCATCGTCGAGAACTGACCCCCCAGCACTAGCGCGTTGCTCCCCGATCCAAGGAGCGTCGTCGGGAGGATGTCGTACACCTCGCCGTTCACGCCGTTGGCGGTCTCGCCGCTGGCGGTGAGGCTGAACAGGCTCGAGCCGTCCCATCCGCCGATGCGGTTCCCGGGGTTTGTGAACGCGCCGCAGATGAAGAGCGCCTCGCCTGCGCCGTCGTCCCACACCCTCGCCTTCCGCGTCCTGTTGTTCGTCCCGGCGCCGACGGTCCCCCAGGTCGTGCCGTCGTACACCGCGAAGCGCGTGCCCGGCGTCGTGAAGTCGCCGACCGCGTAGAGCTGCGTTCCGCCGCCGAGCCCATCGTCCCACGCCACGAGCCCAAGGACGCTCGACGCGGCCGTCCACGAGTCGCTCCCGACCTCCACGAGCGTCGTGCCGTTCCATGCGGCCACCTTCCCGGTGATCTCGCCGCTTCCTGACCCGAACTGTGGGTTGACTCCATCGAGGAGGCCAAGGTAGAGCCGCTGTCCGCTGAGACCGGCGACGGTGGCGGCGATGAGGGCGGGCGTGCCCTCGCCCGGCGGCTCGGTCGGGTCGCACGTCATGACGAATCCGGGGTTGGCGAACGACGTGCCGTTGAACGCGACGATGCCGCCGACCGGGACGCAGCTCGCCACCTCGAACTCGCCGCCCGCGTAGAGCGTCGACTCGAACACGGTGCCGACCGCCCTCAGCGCGTTCACGTCCGAGCCCATGCCGCGATCCGGGCTGCTCCACGCGGTCCCGTCCCACTTCGCGATGTTTGAGCACGCGACGCCGAGCCCGTCGGCCGTGCTCGCGATCGCAAACTGCCCGGCCACCCATAGCGCCGGACCTGATCCGTCGTCATAGAGCGCCATGGCGTTCACGGTGTCCACGCTCGTCGTCTCGCGGTGATCGACGCCGAACAGGCCCTCCTGCATGGCGGACCACGCGCTTCCGTCCCATCGGGCGATGAGATTCGCGGCCGTTCCGTTGTCGACCTCGACGAAGGAGCCTCCCACGTAGAGCTGCTCACCCTCGCCGTCGGAGATATCGACCGCAAAGACGACTTCCACGGTGTTCCCGTCGACGCCCTGCCCGAGCGCCCCGTAGGTAGAGCCGTCCCATGTCGCGATGCGGGCGATCGCCGATCCGCCGGCAGTCGTGAAGGAGCCGCCGAGCACGAGCACGTCGCCCGAGCCGTCGTTGTACACGGTGAGGCTGTTGACCTGCCCGCCGACGCCCGAACCGACCTGTGCCCAGCTCCCCGTTCCCGCGTCGTAGACGCCAAGTCGGGCGATGGTCTCGCCGTTGATGCTGGCGAAGTTGCCGCCGGCGTAGAGCTTCGGTCCGCCGCCGTCGTCGTAGATCGCGAGCGCCTGCACGCTCGAGGTGTTGATGTTCCCGATCGCGGTGAGCGTCGAGCCGTCCCACTCGAAGATGTCATTGACGGCGTTGCTGGTCGCGACGTAGAGCCTGAACCCGTTGCCGATGTCGCCCGCCACCATGGCCTGCGCTGTCGCGAGGAGCCCGCTAATGCTCGACCAGAGCTCCGTCGTCCGGTTCCACACGGCGAACTCGTCGGTGCTGGCGCCGCCGGCGGTCGTGAACTGCCCGGCGAAGTGAGGGTTGCGGGGATCGTTGAAACCCGCGATCGCGTTCACCGTGTTGTTGACCCCGACCCCGAGCCCGATCCATCGTTCCGGCGGGGGGCCGGGCCCGGGGTTTTCGTCGGGGCTGAGCGTCGCCGCTTGCTGCGTGAGACGCCACGGGAGCATCGCGTTGATCTGCGACGCCGCGGCGGTCGCGAACGCCCGCTTGATCCCAGGTCGCTTCCCGCCGCCGAGCCGGATCCGCCGCTCGAACCCGCGCACGTTGCGACACACCTCGCACGTCGCCGGGGGGCGATCCGCGAAGGGCAGTCCGCGATGGATTCCGCGGACCGGAAACGGGAGCTCGAGCGGCGTGAAGCGACGCATGAGCCTCAGTCGTGGACCGGAACGAAGTGCCCGATGACTTCAACGGTGCCGCTGACGGTGAAGTCCCCCGCGACGCCGCCGTCGATGCCGACGTTGAGGTAGATCGACGGGGCGGCGCTCGTCGCGTCCACGGCGGTCTTGTCGATGTCGGTGCCCTGCACGCGCTCGGTCGCGCCGGCCGCGACGGCCGTGAACGTCGCGTTCCCGCCGGCAAAGAGGTTCTCCTCCGTGCTCGCGAGCGTGTCGGCGGCGCCGGACGCGAGGGCGGTCCCGAGCCCCACCTCACCGTTCACGAGCGTCGCGACGCCGTCGGAGACGAGCGAGACGTCCACGCGGGCCTGCACGATCTTGAGTCGGCCGGCCTTGGCGAACGTGAAAATCTGGCGACCAAAGTTGAGGTCCGCGGTCGTCACCGCCTGCGTGAACGCGGCCACCTCGATCTGCAGGCCAAAGAGCCCGCCCTCGATCGTCTCGAGGATCTTGTCGCCGGTGTTGATCGGGCTGCGACCGATGTTCGTGGGCCCCTGCAGGAGCCGCGTGACGAGCCGTTCTGTGCTGGTCGGTGAGGGCATGAGCTGTGTCTCCTAGGTGGTCTGTCTGGTGATGCCGTCGTGGGGGTAGCGGGCGCCGCGAAGTCGCGTCCGCACGGTGTTTCGCATGGGCCCGTATTCGCGCTGGCGTCGGCCGAACTCCCCGACGAGCCGGCTGAGCTCGACCTGCACGTCCTCATCGTCGATCGCCTTGACGCCGTCCTCCCAATGGATGACGAACGCGCGAGAGAGACAGACCAGCAGCCGCTCGCACTCAACCGGGATGTTTGGAACAACGCTCGCGTCGTTCTCCTCGAGCTCGCGCCAGCCGCCCACGTAGTAGAGCGTGAGCTGGTCCTGATTCGTGAGCGCGGGCGTCGGGGCGAGGGGAAGCAGCTTCGGGGCTCGATCGGTCTCGATGTTCTGGTCGTCGGACGGGGCGTTGTAGGCGACGTCGGTGGACACGTAGACGACGAGCGGGTCATAGGCGGTATTCGAGCGGACGTTGAGGATCTCCTCCATCGTCGTCTGAATCACCTTGAGCGTCGACGTGCCGCCTTCGTCCAGGTGGATGAACTCCTTGAAGTCCGCGGGAACGATGAGGTTCTCGCCGGCGGCGTCGGTCGTGACGGTCGCGGTGCGACGCTTCCACGGCCAGTCGTGCAGGCCGAAGAGCGCCCGCCCGGCGTCGTTGAGGACGTCGATCGTCTTGAGGGCCTGCGCATCGGGCGGCGTCGAGTGGAGCGCGTGCTCGATGAGCTTGAGATAGCTGTCGGCGGTGCGTGCCATAAGACGCGGGCGACCCTTCCGAGCCGCCCGCGGTGGGGTTTACGTGTCCTCGGACCGCCACGCCATGCCATCGAAAATGGCGAGCTTGGTGGTCGCGCTGGCCTCAGCGTCCTCGAGGAGGAGCCCAACGACGTTTCCGCCGCTGGCCCATTCCGAGAGGTACGTCTGGCCGTCGGTGCCGACGAGCTTCTCGCCGGCGTCGAGTCCCGTGTCTCCGTTGACCTCGACCTCGACAACGCCGTGAATCACGAAGTTGCCGAGTCCGTTGTCCTCGACCGCGTCGTCGTCGCAGACGACGAGAATGCGACCGATGTTCGCGGTGGCCATGGAGATGACGTTGGCGAATCCCGACGTCTCTCCGCCCTCGGCGACCTTGGTGGCCTCCGTGGAGCTGGCGAGGATGTCGACCGCGACGACGTCGCCCTTGTTGAGGGTGGCGCCGGTGCGGTTGTACGCCTGCAGCCGCGAGAGCTCGACCCACGCCCCGATCCGTGCAAGGTTGGCAACGTACATGTGCTGCTCCTTCTGCTCGAGCGAGAACCGCCCGAGCTGGTGAGGGGTGATGGGTTTAGGCCGCCGGGGCGACGATGCCCTGACGGCGCCGGGACCGCATGAACAGGTTGTAGTAGAGGTTGAAGTAGACGGCCGCGCTGAAGGGCTGCTCGACGCCGCCCTCGATCGGGCCCTTCATCCGCATGTACCGCCGGGCATGGAACACGGGGAACATGTAGTTGAAGTTGAGCCAGTAGTAGCGGGGCTGGCCCGTGGCGGCGGCGGAACCGGAGTACAGGGCCGCGGTGTCGAGCGCGGAGATGTACTTCACGGGGATGCCGTTGAACACGGGGTTCATGTAGGCCGGATCCTGTGGCGAGACCGCGTAGCGATCGTTGCCCGCCCGCAGGAGCCGCTGGTAGATGTTGAAGCCGTCCTTGTTGGTGAGGATCTTCATCCGGCGCAGACGGTCGTTCTCGAAATACTGGCTGGCCGTGTCCGGGCTCTCGAACTTGACCGACAGGAACATCGAGTCGAACGCGGCGATGATGCCGTTGTCCTGATCGTCGAGCGCCGACGGGAGATAGGTCTCGACCTGATTCCGCCAGCGCGTCGACGACGCCGGATCGACGCCCATGATCGTCGTGAAGCCCGACGGGTGGTAGTCCGTCGTGTCCTCGGTGACGAACGCGGGGATCGAGTACGGCCGCAGACCGCCGGACGCCTCCATCGCAGACGACGACGGGACCGCCCAGAGGGCGTCCTCCATGCCGTTGTAGATGTCGGTGTACGCGTCCTGCTCGTACTTGGTGCGCAGGTTGACGAACTGCTCGAGGCTGCCCGTCTGGTTGAGCTCGATCTCCTCCTCGGAGAACGAGTAGTGAGCCTTGGCGAATCGCCAGTTGGCTTCGATGGTGGTGAGCGTGTCAACCGACGTCGGGTTGAACCGTTCGTTCGGGCTGTAGAACTGGAACGTGTTGGAGTTGTCCAGCTTGATGCGGTCGCTGATCTTCTGACCGCCCTGCACGACAAGCGACGGATCCTGACCCTTGAGCATCTCGCCGATCATCCAGGTGCGCTGGTTGACGGCGTCGTTGAGGATGTCCTCGGGGCTCGTGATCTTTCGCTCGCGCGTGGCGGCGACGAAGTCGGCGAAGGTGGGGAGGGCTGGCATGGCCCGGCTCCTTCCTTGGAGCGGGGCCGACCGCTAGGAGCTACGCGGTGCGGGCCGCGAGCCGCTTGTTGACGTCCGCCGGTGAATAGCCCTGCTGGAGGAGCCGGATCGCCTCGGCGTCCCTGTCCATGCCGGACAGGGGCTTGCGGCTGGGGGCTCTCTCGTCTCGGACGTGCTCCGGCTGACCTTCGAGCGGATCGGGCTCGTCGGTGGCGAGCTTCTTCGGCCGGCCTCGCTGTGATCTTCCGACACACAACGCTGCGGCGTCCTCCATGAGGGCCGTGATGCCGTCCCGCGTCGCGGCGTAATCGCCGGACGCGGCAAACTTCTTCACCGCCTCGTAGAGGTCCACCCGGCCCTCGTCTGTGTTGAGCGAAGGATGCTCTTTCAGAACTTGGGCCTCGGCGATCTGGAGCCATGACTGTTGAGACTGCTTCGCGAAGTCGCTGCGTTCCTCGTCGAGTTGCTTGACGGCGTGCTCGAGCTCATCGGCCTCGTCGTCGAGCCCCTCGTCGCGGAGTCGCTTGATTCGGCGGCTCAGCGAGTCGAGAGCGTCCTGTCTCGCGTCGCGCTCGTCCTCCTCCTCGGCCTCGTCGTCGGGCTCGGCGCCCTTCTTCTTGGCCTGCGGGTTGTGAATCTCGTTCTTGAGACGATCGAGCTCCACGTTTTTCTCGTGGACGCGCTCGCTCATCGCAACGAGCTCATCGGGGCCCAGCGTCTCGAGGAGTTTCTCGATCTGCTCGGGCTTGTAGTCCCGCCGGAGTCGGCGCTTGGCGAGGATCAGAGCCTCGGGGTTGTCCGCCGGCTTCTCGGCCGTCGGCTTCGCCCCGCCGTCGGCGTCGGTCTCGGGGGGCGTCTCGCCCTCCTCCTCCTGTTCGCCGGCGTCGTCTGCGCCTGCCTGCGTCTCGTCATCGACGACGTCTCCGTCACCCGCTCGCTCCTGCCCGTCCTGTCGCCCGGTCCACTCGTCGCGAATCGACCGCGGATCGTTCCCCGCTTGAAGCCTGTTCCAAGCGAGCTCGTCGATCTCGCTTTGGCTTAGCGTGGACGGATCGCGTTCGACCGCTTCGGTCTCGCGGGCGTCGGTGTCGTGCTCGGCGGCTGTACCGGCCATCGTCGCTCCAAACCAGCTCGCCCATCCGGTCACGCACCGTCGGGCGATCGCGCGAAGTGTATCGGCTGAATCCGGATTCATCCATGCAAAAGCCCCCCGCCGGCGTCCTGAGAACCGGCGGGGGGCTATCGAATCGTCGCTCGCGCCTCCGCGCGCGGTGACGATCCGCCACGGTGGGTGGTCTACTCGTCCTCGAGCTCGAGAAGTCCGGCGCCGTGCTGCTCGAGCACGGTCTGGATCATCGGGTACTGCTCCTCGTAGGGCTCGTGGGCGTCGGCGATGAGCGGGAGAATCCGCTTGATCTGGCGGAGGCACTCGGCGAGCCCCTCGCGGTCCTGCTCGGCGAGCCACACCACCTTGTTCTGCTCGCCGTCCATGCCGTGCGCCAAGACCGCGAAGTAGTCGCCCCGCGTCTGGAGCGTGAGCGCGTCGTCGCCCGCCGGATCCGCGGCCCAGCGGACGTTGAGCTCGGACCCGTCCTCGCTCGCGCCGACCGTAAAGCCCAGCTCGCCAAACGCCTTCACCTCCACCATGAGCGCCTCGTGTTGGCGCAGCAGGTCGCTGATCGGCCCTTCGGTCTGAGGCATCGCGATCACGTCGGCCTCGGTGACGCCCTCGGCCTCGGGCGGCTCGCGCTTCACGGGCTTCTTGCTCGTTTTCTTCTTCGTCGCGGCCTTCTTCGAGACCTTCTTCTTGCTCGGCGCCTTCTTCGAGACCTTCTTCTTGCTCGCTGGCCTCTTGCCGACCTTCTTCTTGCTCGGCGCCCGCGCCGGCTCCTCGGCGTGCTCATCTTCCTCGGTGTCCTCCTCGTGCTCGCCCTCCTCGTCGCCGTTGATCGCCGAGATAAGATTCGCCCAGGCGGTTTCCCCGTCAGTGTGCCTGACGACGCGGGCGTAGGCGGTGACGCCGGGCGGCACGTTGTCGAGCGGGCCCAGCAGCAGCATGTTCGCGCGAGTGAGGATGGGAGGTCGCCCCTCCTTGATATCTCGCTCGTGGTCCGTGAGCACGCTGAGATTGACGAGATTCGCCGTCGCCTCGCCAAGCCCCGTCACGATCGCCGGTCGCGGCGCTCGCGGGTCGTTGAGGTAGGGGTCGAAGAAGTGAACCGTGCTGCCGATGAGCCCACGCCGCGCCAGCTCGACGCGCTCGCTGAGGTGCATGTCAATCCTCCTTGGTGTACCCGGTCTTGGCGATCCAGTTTTTTTCGTCGGCCTTGTTCGCGACGATCGGGCGCCCTTCGCGGTCGGTCCTGAGACCGTCACGGTACTCGATGATGCCGCCGCGTTCTGTCCCCTCGCTCGTCTTGCGTCTCGGGAGCGCTCGCGACACGGGGAGCTTCTGGTCGGCGTACTGGACGCCGTAGTCGGGAACCTTCATGCCCGGCACGGTGAACACGCGGCGGTATCGCTGGCCCTCGTGCTCGACCGACTCGGGCGGACCCTCCGTCATCGGGAAGTCCCGCTCGATCCGCTCGCCGGTCTCAGACTGAAAGATGTAGGTGGCCATGGGCGGAGCATAGAAAACGCCCCCGCCGCGGGAGCGACGGGGGCGAGCATCAGCACACAATGAGCGATTGTGGCGGCTCGAGTGTATCAGTACGAGCCGCCGGCGGGACCGCCCTTCTTGTGTCCCTTCATCGACGGCGCCCGACCGCTCATCGCGTTCGGACCGCCGCCCTTGGGCATCTTCGCGGGCTTGACGGCGTACTTGTTGCCGCCGCTGCACCGCGTCTTTCCCATCCCGTACTTCGCCATAGGCGCCTCCTTCCAAGGAGAGATGAACAGGGTATCGACGAGCGGGACGCTACTTCTTGCGTTTGCCCCCGCCCTTGGTGTTCGGCGCCATCGAGCCGCCGCCGCTCCCCTTCTTGCCCATCTTCGGGCCCTTGCCCTTCTTGCTCATCTTGCCGCCGTAGCGCTTGCCCTTCATCGGAGCCTCCTTCACCCGCCAAGTTGAAACTTCACCCGCACCTCGCCGAGCTCGCTCGATGCGGGCTGCCGGTCGTCGGGGCGCGGCTCGAGCCAATCGACACGTTCGATCAGCTCGACGGGAACGCTGACGGTGGAGAGGTAGGCGGTCCGCCCCTCCTCCGCGTTCCAGACCTTCCGAAGGGCGATGCACAGACGGTCGCGCCAGAACTGAGCGAAGTATCCGACCGCCTCGCCGAGCGTCTGTCGCGTGCCCACGCTCGGCTCGCCCGCCCGCTCCTCGAGCGTGCGGTAGCGGACGCGGACCATCTGCCCCCGCTGGAGCTGCTCGCAACGATCGCGGACCGTCCCGCTTCGGTAGATCCGCTCACGCCGCCGCATTGTTCGCTTCGCCGAGAATTCCAGCCAGCTCCGCGACGGCCGAGCCCCCGCCGAACTCGCTGTCGATGCTCACGCTTGGCGAGGTCGGGCCGGGGAGCGCCTGCATCCCCTCGGTGTCGACGGGCGCGGCGCCGTCGATGCCCGGGATCTGATCCATCGCGCCGGCCTCGAACTTGAGCGTGAGCATCATCTCGAGCATCTCGAAGTTGATGTAGCTCGCCCCGTCTCGGATGTTGAACGCCTCCATGAGGTCGCGATAGAGCTTCCGCCAGTTGAGGAACGGGAACTGGAGCATGGCCGGGGCGATCTCCTTGACGATGAGCTGAAACACCTGCAGCGTGCGGCGCTGGAGGAGCGCTTCGTCGACGAGCTCCATGCTCATCGGCTCGATCTCGAGCTCGAGGTCGTCGAACTCGAAGCCCTGCGCCTTCTGCTCATCGGTGAGCCCGCCGACGAACTCGCCGTCCTCGAGCCCCTCCGTCTCGTCGGTCGATCCGGCGAAGCCCTCTCGCGGGATCGGGACAGGGAACGCCACGGCCGACGTCGAGAACATGAACCACGCGGCCTTGCGGATGCACTCGACGACGTCGCCGCGCCACTGGTTTTGCATGTAGCTGAGGCGGGCGTCGCCCGATCGGCTCGCGATCGTGGCTTCGGTCGCGGTCGTGTCGTCGCCGGTCGTCTGGCCCCGCTGGAGCTGGGTAAGACCGGACTGGCGGTCGAGCCGCTCGCGGAGGATCTGGATGTAGCGGAACGCCCCTTCGGAGGGACCGCCGATCTCGATCGTCTGCAGCTCGCCCTCCCAATTTTCAACCGGGTAGACGTGACCCGTCTCGCCGTGCTTGATCGTCTCGAGGAGCTGCTTGTTGGAGGCGTTGACGATGTGCATCGTCTTGGACTCCTCGGCCGTGCGGGCGAGGTAGTCGGCGTGAGCGTTGATCTCGTCGACGAGCTCGTTTGTCACCGCGAGCGGGCTTAGCGGGTAGAGCTGGGACGGCACGAGGTACATCCCGAACATCCAGTAGGGGCCCGTCGGCGGACAGAACGCCTTCCGCGGGGCCCGGAGGTAGCGCCCGCCGATCTCGCCATCCTTGCCCCCGGGGTCGTCGGTCGGGTAGGCGGTGAGCGTGTAGATCATCCCCGTCTCGGGGACGTAAATCTCATAGCCGACCACCTGATCGCGAGACACCCGCTCGTGCATGTCGCGATCGGCGGTGCCGCCGCGGCGGAGGAGCTCGTCGACCATGCCGTCGGCCGGAAGGCTCTCGATCACCTTGGCGTTGTACTTGCGCTTGCCGTTGGGGAGTCGGGCCTTGAGCAAATCCTCGCGGTCGGCGATCCACGCGTGCCCCATGAATCGAGCGTTGCGGAAGCTCGTGGCCTGCGGGTCGATGAAGAACCGCTCGGGGGCGACGCGGTCGAAGCGCGGGCGGAGCCGCTTCTCGCGGTCCTCATGCTCGAGCGTCCCGGGGACAGGCTCGAGCGTCACCATGCCGACGCCGAACTCGAACATCACGTCGTAGGCGATCGCGTTGAGCGTGTCGGCCAGGTCGACGTCCGCCACCCATCGGTTGAGGCCGTGCCGCATCGCCTGCACGAGCTCGCGCTGGATCCGGGGGCGTCGCGAGCTCACGCTCATCTGCGGGTTGTTGTAGACGAGCTTTGGAACGGTGTTGACGACGTACTCCCACGGGTGATTCTCGCGGACCGGGTCGTCGGGCTCCCAATCGTCGCGGTAGTTGACGCCGGCGTAGTCGCGGATCATGTCCTCGCCGATGGTGAGGATCCGGTCCCTGAGCTTCTCGGCCTGTTCCACCTCGCGGAACAGGTTGTCCGGGCTTACGTCGAGCATCGCCTACCTCCTGCGGCGCCGACGCCGCCTCGCTGACGGTGTCGGGGCGTCCGGCTCGTCGTCGTCATCATCGGCCAGCGCCTCCTTGTGGTCGAGAATATCACCCGCGGTGCCCTTCTCGTAGCGGTGAGCCTCCCGGGCGTCCGGCTCCTTGTAGAGCGGCATCCTGAGCACGCCCCACACACCCATGGCCCCCGAAATCATCATGTCGGGCGAGCCGCCGCCGGCGAGCTTCATCACGAGGTCCGAATCGACCGCGTCGTCGTGTTCGATCGACTCGCTCTGCGGCGCCCACTGGAGCCGCATCATCTGGTCGATGAGCTCCTCATCGCGAAGGACAACGCTCCGGTCGATCACCGCCCGGCGATACGCGCTGATGATCGGATCGAGCCTCGCCGGCTGCGAACGGTACGCGCCGAGGTTGTCGGATCGCAGGCGGCGACGCTTGCGATCGCCCCCGCGGTTCTCGAAGTAGATCCACCGCCACCCGTAGTCGAAATAGATCCGCTGGAGCCGGCCGAGCCCCACGCTGTTGGCCTCGCCCACGAGGAAGGACCGCCCGTAGTACCGGCACAGGGCGTACACCACTCGATCGAATCGCTCGCCCCACGTCCCGACGAGCTGAGCGACCTGCTCCGGCGGCTCGGTGTCCGCGTCGATCACGCACGCGGCGTCCTTGTCCCGCCCGGCGAGCCCGAGCGCCCAGTCAACGCCCACCGCGTAGCGATGCCCCTCCTTGGGAGGCACGTACACCGTGACTCGGCGCCCGGGTTCGGGCGGGTTCTCCACGTCAAACTCGGCGAGCTCTCGAAGCTCGCTGGCGTCGAGTCGCTCGAGCTCAACGGGATCGGTCCTCACTCACACACAGATCGGTTCACTGTCGCCCGTCTGCTGGCGGATTTGAGCCTCCGCGGCTCGCGTCACGTCGCGGCAGATGCGGGCGATGGTGTTGGCGCGGCCGAAGTCGGCGCGTCCGTGGCGCGGGCCGCACGCCCGGCCCGCTGTCGACCGCGGATTGTACGCGGTCTCCATGGTCGTCCAGCGGTATCCGCACTCCGGATCGCTGCACTCACGACGACGCCGGATCGCGTTCATCTTCTCCTGCTGGCGGCTGTCGATCACCTTCATGTCCTTGTTCTGACACTTCGGACACTTCATCGGACGCCTCCCCGCCCGTTTCGGGCTCATTGGGTCCGGTCTCAGTATCGGCTGGCGGTCCCGCGGTGTCCACTGAATCCTCGCTCACAGGGCTGGCCTGCCGCTCGATTTGCTCGAGCCGCGACGCGAGACCCTGCATAAGCCCGACGAGATGCGAGTACTGCTCCCGCCCCTTCTCGAGCATCGCTTCGGCCCGGCTCGCCATGGCGTCCGACTTCTTTGAGTGCTCGTCAATGAGGAGCGTCACGTCGCGGGCCAGGTTGCGCACCTCCTTCCGAGCGGTCTCCTGCCTGCTCTCGAGCTCGCGGATCGAGCCATGCACCGGCGAGATGCTGGCGGTGAGCGCGGCGCCGACGCCGCGGGCGAGGCTCTGCGCCTGCTCGTGCGTGTCTCGCGTCTCGATCGCCCTTTCGAGCACCGACACCGGGACCATCATCGCCTCGGCGTTCGTCCGGTTCGCCTCCTCGAGGATCTTGTCGAGCTTCGCCTTGTCCTCGGGGGGGATGCCGAAGTCGCCGTCCGGCGGGCGGACGAGCTGTCCGCCCGGGTCCATCCGCCGCTTGTGCTGCTCCTGCACGCGCTCATCCTGATACCGAAGGTCGATCTTCTCGCCCGTCGGCCCGCGATACGGCGTCTCGTGCGTGACGCCCGTGATGGTCTCGAGGCGGATCACGCGACCCTCGATCTCGGCGAGCTTCGCGGCGATTGCGCCCACGTCATGCGCCAGCTCGCCCAGGTCGTCGCCGAGACTCCCGATCTTGTCATCGAGCGAGTCAAGCCGGCCCTGCAACGCGTCGGGGATCGGCTGATCGTCGCTCGGGAGCCGCTGGATCCGACGGTCGATCTCCTCGACGCCGAGCTCGAGGATCGAATCCATCCGCCGCTGATACGCGTCGATGCGTCCGTCCTGCCGGTCGAGCCGGTCCTCGAGCACCTGCCGCCACTTGCCGCCGGTCGCCTTGACGCTCTCCATGAAAGGCTCGAGCTCGTCGAGCACACGCATCTTCTTCGCGAGCGCCTCGATCTTGACCATGATCGCGCGATCCATGTGCATCACGCGCTCGCGGAGCTCCGGGCCTGAGAGGCTCCGCCAGTGCTCGGGGTTGGGCTCGGTCGCCTCGAATACGGCGTCGGGGATCGGCTTATCGCTCATCGTGGATGCTCCTTGCTGAGTGTGAGCGTCCACGATAGCGAGACCGCTACTCCTCGGGGAGCACGTCGACGACGGCCGTGTCGCTCGGGTACAGCTCGCCGCGACCCTCGGGGAGCCATCGCACAAGCCGCACACCCTGCTTTTCGGCCCAATAACGGACGCGGTTGTACTGCTGCCGCTCAGACTGCCAACGCTCGCGGGAGCGACCGTCGGCCCGATCGCCCGTCCAGTCGTTCTTGCCGACCATGTCGGCGCCGAGCACGTCCACGCGGGTCAAGCCTCGCGCGAGCGCTCGCCGCACGCCGAGCACGATCGCGGCCGTCCCGCTTTTCTTTCGCCAGCCGTGAAAGATCGGCGTCTCGCGCTCGCCGACGCGGTCGTCCCACGCGTCGTACTCGCCGCGCTCATACACCCCGCGTCCCCACGCCTCCCAGCTCGCGGGCGACCGCCGCTCCCACGCCTCCATCACCCCGCGAGGCGCAAAGAGGCGGGGCCGATGCACCCCGCCGGCGATGCGGAACATGTCGTGCGTCTGGTGGTCGCCAAAGCACCACCACCACGGCTCACCCTCCTCGAGCGGGATCCACGCGACGCGGGGAGTCCACGTGTGCGGCCGGACGAGCTCCACCGCCCGATTCACCGTCACGAGCTCCTGTCGCCCCTGCTCGAGCGCCTCCACGCGGTGATGAGAGGCGAGCGCGAGCCGAAGGCTCGGCCCCGGACACGCCACCACGATTCGTTCAGTCGTCATCGTCCCACACTTCCGTTTCCCCGAGCGGCTGCCACACCGCCGCCATGAGCTCGTCCTCGCTCCAAGCGACCCCGGCGGGGTCCAGGTCGCTCTCCACCCACGCCTTGAGGCACGCGGCCCACCCCGGGCGTCTGGCGTGCCGCATCTCCTTGGTCGACACGTGCGCGTGCGGCGCGAACAGCTCGAAGATCACCCCGCCCCGCTCGAGGTGGGCGACCACGGGGAGGTAGTAGATCGTCTCGGCGCCTGACGGCGACAACGCCAAGCCTCGCGCCAGCAGCAGCGTCGGCGGTCGATGCACAAGCCCGATCGGTTTCCACCCCGCGTCGCACGCCCAGCGGATCACCCGGCTCACAGCAGCACCGCCATCGCCCGAGCCTGATGCACCGCCGCGACCGCAAGACGCTCCTTGTCGGCTTCGGTGAGCTGCGGGATCGGGAAGTACGCCCCCTCGAACATGAGGTTGTGCTCGCCGATCTTGGTGTCGAGCTCGTCGACGAGCCCCTCGAGCATCGGTCGGATCCGGTGGCGCCGGAACAGGTTAAGCAGCCGAACGAACGGCGAGAGCTTCGGTCCGAACAGCCTTCCCGCCGGCCCGCGGCACGCCAGCAGCGGGAACGTCCGCCGGGCGGTGAATACGTGGCGCTGGTTCGTGTGGACCGACCCTCGGCCGTCGACGCGCGGGATGCCGGACACCACGAGCTGCAGCGTCACGCTCACCCGCCGATCGTCCTCGGCGCCCTGCGTGAGGATGTCCATCGCTTCGATTCGTGGTCTCATCGTTCTGCGCTCACTGTCTCGATCACGGGCATATTCGGGCTCGACACCGCCCGCTTGTATCGGTCCTCGAGCCAGAACAGGCCAAACGGCTTCCAGTTGCCCGCCCGCAGCACCCGCTTGTGCTCGCGCACGAACTGCTCGAACGCCCGCGCCACCGTGACCCCGGGCTCGAGCTCCTGCTCGATCGTGTAGGGCGTCGGCATTTGCTTCGTGTAGATCAGCGCCTTCACGCGGACCTTGCCGTCGCGCTCGATCACGCGAAGGGCCGCTTTGGTCGGCGTGAGACGGCCAGGTCGAATCACGGCTCCACCGTCGGCCGTCGAAGGTCGAAGGTCGCGGGCGCCGTTTTCTTGAAGCGGTCGCGGTTGCGGCTCAGCACGCCCGCCAGCGTCGCCTTTGGGTACGCGCCAGTCGGCTTCTTCCCCCCC